GACTTTTCATAGCTGGTCTCCATTCGTAATCATATCTAAAAACAACAGCTCATCTTTCTTCAATGCGATGTCATAATCTTTCCTCTTGATTTTTAATTTTACTAAATTTTATCACTATTCTTTCTGTATGATAAAATCCTTTTTCGCACCTTATTTCATGTAAGTATCCTTTTTTCATAAAGTCACATATAACATCAAGATCATCAGCACTTCTATCTCCATCTCTAATATATTCAATGTCTTCACCTTGAGATTCTTTTATAATATCATCTATATCAATTCTACAAATTCTATCATATGATTTCATATTTTACCTCCAAAAATTCCGCAAGAAATGTGCGATTCATTCTAATGTAAAATATATACCATATATAGTATATATTACTCGTTTCTAATACTATATATGGTATATCCATAACAATTACTCACTTAATTCTGCAAGTGCCTTATCCAGCTCCTCATCAGACATATTTTCAAGTGCCGCATCCTGTCTCTTAGCCTTGATTTCAAGCAATCTCTGTCTCATCTCAGCATTTTTCTTAGCGTCTTCTCTCTTCTTTTTCTCATCCAACTTCACACTAACAATATACTTGACAATTTCAATCTTGTTAGAAATCTCCTCATCTTCCTTTGATTTGGTATTCAGAAGACTTTCTTCCTCTGACTTCTTTGCTTCCGCATTGAGTGTCTTAAATACTGAGTCCAAATTTGTGAGAGATAACGCCCACAAATCAATTACGTTAATCATTCCTCTGAATGGGAACTGATAGTTTGCTCTTGTTGCATTGATAAATAATTCGTTGTTTGTCATAATAATAATCTCCTTTTCTAATTAAAACTTAATCTTCATTACACGCTCTGTTGCACCCTTAACCTTAACAACTAAATCTGCTCTCTTTGTCATAGAGAATCCAATTCCTGAAAGCTGATCATCAGTATCTTCTACATGACACTTAGCACCTAAAGCCTCAAATACTCTCTTGTGCTTTTCAAGGTCACTCTTTAAGAACTCATTGTAATAGCCATTAGGACTTTCGTTGTTTACACAATCCTTCAGGAAGAAGAATAAATGTCTGTGACCAATTCCGTCCTGCTCGTCAAAATAGTTTGGACTATAACTGATTACTGATACAGGAACGAACTGATTTGTATTTACACCCCAAATCTCACGGCTTGAAATAGATGAATTTCCTGCTAATTTTTCCTTAATTGAGAAGTTTCCATTCTCATCGAGTGTTACTTCTGCAACCTGAACCTTTTCATCAGTTCTCATTGACTTATCGTAATCAAACTTGTAAATTTCTCCATTAAATTCAATCTCAGCTCTAAATCCATGCCTTACGCTTCCTGAATACTGGTGTACAAAGAACTTATAAACACCTGGTTTCATTCTTGACAGGTCTTCCCAAGTAATATTCTCTACTGCAACCTTTCCATCTGGATGAACAATATCAACATCTAACTGACCACCCATTCTTGAAACACTTGGCTTTCTACAATTTCTAAAGAAAATTTCATTCTTATCTGGCTCAATACAATGTGCATCAAGATCGTAATTATCATGACCATCTTCGTTCCACATGATAGAAAATCTAAGAACACCATCAACATTGCCACCAGCCGCTTTAACATTCTGTTTCATATCAGAGTCGGTAATATTTCCTGAATAAGCCCAAGATAATCCATTATTCCACTTAAACATTGTCTTAGCATCTGGATTAACTGGTGCAATCATAGAAACAAAGTTCTTCTCATGTTTATTCTCTACAAAAGCTTCAATCTCCTTTGCAGTTGGAAGTACTTTGTCAATAAAATCCTGTGCTGAAATTTCTTCAACTTTTGAGAACTTCTTAGGGTTTACAGCAACATCCTTCTCCATCTGACCGAAAATATCATCTGCACCAATCATTCTTCTTGCAGCACTCTTATTTGAGAACAATACATTATTTACAGTAATATCATTCAGATTAGCAAATCTTCTCTGTAATGAATCCATATATCCAAGTTCTGTAATGGTCTTCTTTGCGTCCTCAAGCATCTTCTTTGTAAAAATAGCCTTTGGACGCTTATAATTACTTGGAGCGACAATCTGCTCATACTTCTTAACTGCTGTGTCAAGATCCATATCCTCACTTACATTGATAAGAAGTGTTCCAATGGAATGATTTCTAATTCTACCGATAGCCATACCTGCTGTTACCGACTTCTCCCAAGCATATAAATCCTTTTCAGTATCAGAAGTCAGCTTATCATATTCCTTCTTATACTTCTTGAACTCTGTAAGCACACCTTTCCACTCTTCACCCTTGTAAAGTGTATTTGAATTGATAAGTTCAAGAATTGTATCAAGTGCATCCATAGTAATTTCATCAAGAGAACGCTTAAATACGTTTCTTGTATCTCTGAACTGTCCCTTAACTTCCTCATTTGAACGGCTACTTCTATTTACGAACTTGCTTGGAAGCTCTAAGAAGAAGTGATCCCACTGATGAGACTTTCCATTGATTTCCTCAAAGTTAAAATATGTACCAATCTTAGGGAACTTAGTTGTATAAATATCTGTAACTGTATGAGCTTTTACGAAAGTATCAAGTGCATCACATACTGGCTGATATGTTGTATCACCAAGATTCAGTTCCCAAATCGTATGAATCTGGTTATCATTGATAGTGACAGCAGAACCAATATTCTTAATAAACTGTCTACAACAACTACAATCATGTTCTCTACGCTCTCTGAAAATCTCATTTGTACCAGCAGGGAAGCTATCAAGATATGTATTCCATAATTCATCCTTATCTACATTTACCTCAAATAAATGTGTTGCCTCTTTCTGCATTTCATCGAAGTGCTTCTGTAAAGCCTTCTTAAACATCATAAATCCATCCATGTTTTGTACCTCTTCTTTCTTATATTTATTTTTTTGTTAATTGTTTCTACTGTTATATTCTCCGTTTATAATCCAAAGGAAACGAAGTTTTCTTACTACTTCCAACCACTACAATCTCTACAACCTAATGCATATACATCGCACTCTTTAACCGCACAAGTTTCACATTTATATGGTTCTCTGTATGATGTAATTTTATCTTGTAGTTCATTAATTTCTTTCATAATAGTATCAATATCTTTTAACTTAATTCCAAAAAGAATCTTCTTCAATTCTTCATACATAAGTTTTTTCGATACATTTTTATCACTCTTATTTGGTTTATATTTAAAATCATATTTCCATTGGTCTATTTCTCCATATCTACAATTCTTAACAATTGGGGAATCTGCTATTGGATGGCAACTGTTCTTATTTGAACAATAATAATTATTTTTCACATAATCATGTTCACATCCATATTTACAAATATCACATGATACACCCATATAAAATCTCCTTTCATTTTCCAAAGAAATCGAACTTTACTGTAGTAATAAATACTCTCTGTCCTCTATATAAAATTCTTTCTGCTGCCTATCCATTAAGTCATAATGATTTTGTTCCATATAACAAGATGAACCATTATATCCATCGTATTCTTTCCAGATAATATCTTCTGCCAAGATATGTAACTCCTTGTGTGATAACGATTTTAAAAAATCTCTAAATGTTACATAATTTATTCTCTTATCTAGTACTTTTTCAAGTTTTGTTTTTCTTTTAAACATCCTTTTCACCTCATAATCCAAAGAATTTTACTCTTTGTGTTATTCTCTAATTACTTACTGTCCCATTCCATTTCTAATAGTTCATCATAGGTCGCAGCTTTCTGAGACAACTCTTTCTCTTCAAGCAACTTAATACACATCTCAACAAGCTTTGATTTAGAATAATTTTGTAACTCTTCTCTTAATTCTTCCTTGTTCATATCAACACCTCGCCATAATATTATCTACATCACTTATAAGAACATCTCCATCCTTAATTACCCACATACACTGATAATCTTTCTCAGCACAGAGCTTGGTAAAATCAGCATATGATTGATATTTATCAGGCTTTGCCATAGCTCTATAACATTGTTCCCTATTCTGACAAGTTGAGCTTGTACACATAGTTATATCAGGCATTTACGATTTCCTCCTTTACTCTATTTGCTAAGTAATCATCAAAGCTACGCTTCATATATGTATAATTAATTTTCTGAGAAGGACTAAAATTAGTTCTGTCTTTATAATTTTGAATCCACTCTTCAAACTCTTCATCTTTATCTTTATTTGCTGCATATGTCATAAGTGCAATTAAAGCAACATAACAATTTTTATATAAAGGTGATGTAATACTAATTTCATACTTATCGAAACAATCATCTACACAATTTGCATATAACTCAACATCTTCAGTTGTTAATTCTGAGCTGATATTTTCTTTAACAAACGATAATATTTCATCATCACAACCCGTCTTTTGCTCAGATTTATTATCATTTGTTACCTTATTATCAGAAGACTCTATATTATTCTCTGTTTCAGTTGTGTTTTCACTAACTTCTGAATGTGTTTCTCCCTTATTATATGTAGCTTCATTCTTATCTTCTGTTACATCTGTTATATGTAAATATTCCTTCATGAGTTTTTCAAGCATGTCAAGTTTTGTCTTAACGACTTTCTTATCTTTAGTTCTCTTCTTTTTATCATATTCATTGAAACTTATGTCATAACCATCAATTCTCTTATCACCTAAAATCTCATTAAATTCTTTCAAAAAATTGATGAACATACAATCTTCAAAATTATATTTTGTGAATTTCTCAAATAATGCTGTCCATAAATATGTATTTTTCTTACTAAAGAGATTTTTATACTTATCATCTCCTAAAATGTTATATAATCTAGTTGCTAAAGCATTTATTTTTTCAAACTCTTCTTCACTTGCATTATCTTCAATATACATACCCATTGTTTTAACTACTGATTGCCATTCATCAAGATGGTAAATAATCATATCCGTTTCACAAAGTATTTTTTCATATAATCCATTAGTGAATTCCTTATCAGAATATTCAATACAATCCTTATAAAATCTGTTGTTAGATATTATTTTCTTTATATTTTTTGCATATGTAGGAATATATGTAAGTGCTCTTTGAGCTGCTTTCATATTTTCATGTTCGTTATATATACGAATTCTTCTGGATATATCTTCTTTAGTTGAATCAGGATGAACTGCTAATCCTATCTGGTACTCATCAAATTTCATCTTTAACTCTTCTGGCAACTGACTATAAGTTTTATTTTTTATATCACATACTTCCCACTCTTTTATAAAATTATCATTACCATCAAGTTTATAATTTCCATTTTTATCCTTAACTTTAACTTGATAAGCAATTTCACTGTCAGTAATATCTTTGCTAACAGCTTTATTACCATATCTAAACATAGATAATGCAGTTGTTCTCTGTAAGCCATCTTCAACATAACTTTCTGAATAATTTGACGTTTCTCCTAAAATTAAAGGTGGAATATATTCTCCTATAAGAACAGATACAACAAGTTCATTAAACATTCTATCTGTATAACAGCCCATTGCTCTTTGAGTATCTGCGTCACCCTTTACATCACCTTCTTTAAACTTGTCTAAATATGACTTCAATGTAAGTGTTTGTGGTCTAACTGGTTTTACTGGCATTAACATATATTTTTCTCCCTTCTTTAACTACATTAATATGGCAACATTTTTATAAGATCGTAACCCTGACAAACAATCATTGTATTCATTTGCGGTTATATGTAATATTTTCAATATCTCATCTTTTGTATATTGTTGAGATAATAGCCTCGCCACTCTTTCCTGTTTTCGTGGTAATTGCTGTAAATATAACTCAACCTTGTCGGTATATTCTTCTGTGAATATTTCTCTTTCTATATTCTCTCTTGAAGGTAAATTCTCTTTAATACTTTTCACCTCATCTGTATTAACATCTAATGAAATATTCATAATAATTTGTGGTTTACCCTCATCATCAAGAATTAATTTTCCATTTTCATCCCTTAAGAGATTCTGACGCTTTAGTCTATATTTATTATCTCGCATCCAAGTACTTGTTTTTCTTGCAATATTACCCGTCAGAAAAGTTTCAAATCGAGATTTATTTTGATCAAATGAGACTACTGCTTCCATAAGACAATCCATTGCCACCTCATATAAATCATCGTATTCACTGACTTCAACTTTTCCATGCCAAATCTTATGACATATTCTTTTCAATTTTTTGTTTTCGTTGTCTGAATAATCATTAATAATTTTCATCATTTCAGGATTATTGTTAATAACCCTCATCATCTCTTCATTAATCATTTCTTCTACCCGCCTTTTGAATTTCTTTATTCATATATTCCCCGAAAGACAATTCAGAATTCATAACTTTAATATGTTTAGTTTCTCTTTTACATTTTGGACACTTACAATATCTATCATGTCGATTTCTTTCTCCTGGTTGAAAACTCATAGTCTCTACCATAGGAATTAAACAGTTTCTACATATCACCATAATTAATCCTCCAATATATCATTAGCCATTTTCCAATATTCCGTTCTACCTTTATAATCATCGCTAGTAACCTTACTGAGTTCTAATTTTATCTTTTCAATGTTATATCCTTTAGATATTGCATCTTGCATAACTTGAACATACCTTATACACTGCTTTATTCTCTTATGTTTATCTCGAATATCATCAAGTAAATATCCTATCTTTGCTACCTTATGAGCTTGTGGCTTCTTACCATTATGTATCTTCTTATATTTTTCCAAAGCATGATTAATATCACTTTCTGCACTATCACACTTTGACAATTCTGTATTTAATAAATTCTTATATGTAATCAGTTGGTTGTCGTCCCAACCTGCTAATCCTAAAATGGAATTAGCTTCTGAATTAATCTTATCTAATAAGGCATAGTCAAAATTACTTTCATCTCCTATATAAACATTTGCGTTTCCTCTATAATAAAGAGATTTATCAGACTTCTGCCCCGTATCCACATCAATAAGATTATATTTCTTAATCCATGAATACTTCTTTCTGCTGTTCTGTACTAATGACCTCGCCTGTTTGTAAGTAAATTCCTTTGCCATAGAACTTGAAGTTGTTATCATATACTCACCTGACTTCATAGGATTCTCCATGACATAATTCTTTCCATCTGTTAAAATAAACAAAAAATCACTCCTCTCTAATTTTTGACGCACTTTAATAAACCTTTGGATATGCCAAAGAAAAATTAAAATACTATTAAATTGTTAAAATTTGGAAAAATTCTGCGAATGCATTGATTTTTATATAATTGATATGTATAATTTAAATGCGTACTAGTCTTTTTCCCCCAAGAAATAGATTTTGTATGTTGCTTGACTAGAAAGTTGGTAGCTGGCTAGTCAAGCATTTTTTATTTTCTTTTCCATTATATTACTCCGAACATGTGTTTGTGTCAATATAAATTCGAACAAATATTCGAGAAATTATCTTAGCAAAATATCATGCATAATTCCCTTCTTAATAATATTTTTTATGTCCTGTTCGACATTAAATAGTTGCATATGAGGAATGTACTCATCCTCATTCACAATTATTGTTTTTGATTTTCTAACTAATAAGCACCCATCATCAGGTGTGGCAAGTTTTTTTGATGAAACGTTGTTGTCAAAATCCATTGTTAAGATAACAACATTTCTAGGATTTTTACCTTCAGCTTTTAGTTTCTGCAACCTCTCAATGGCTTCATCTATACTTGTGTAATCATATGTTTCTGTCTTCATGATATTCTCTCCTCTCCCTTATATCATAGCCAAACTAATTTTCATCGCTTCCATAACTTTTAGATTATCTTCGTTTGATAATTCACCAATTTTAAATTGAATCCTATCCTTATCAATTGTTGTAATCTGCTCTAATGCCACAACAGAATCGTATTTTAGTCCATTAAGTCCATCCTTATGTATTTCTACATGTGTTGGCAACTCTCTTTTTGATTTGGTTGTTATGATGGCTATGATAGTGGTAGGGCTAAACTTATTACCAATATTATTTTGCAATATTAACACTGGTCTTCTACCACTCTGCTCAGAGCCTTTCGAACTATATTTGGTTACATCAGCGAAATATATTTCACCACGCTTGATTTCCATATCTGTTAGCCCTCCTTTCTCTGTTTGTTCCTTTTGATATTTTATATAATACATTATATTATAATATATGTCAACATATATTATTGATTAATATATTATTTTTTACTATAATACAAATAAATAATATATGAAGAGGTGTTATATGTATAAACTTAATGTAAAAAATCTTTTAGATGCAAAAGGTAAAACACAATATTGGCTTTCTAAACAAACAGGGATATCCGCAAATAATGTAAGCAAAATCTATAATGGAGAAACAGTCAATATTAGACTTGATACAATTAATAAGTTATGCGAAGCATTAGAATGTACACCATGCGAATTATTTATTAAGGACGATACAAAATAACTTTGTATTATCCTTTACATATAGTATGTTACATATTGTTTAACACATCTTTCATTCCTACTGCTCCATTAGCATAATTATTAACTGTTGTATTCACACTACTATGTCCTAACTGCTGCTGAACAAATGCAAGATTTCCATTTCTGTTCATTATACTAGCATAATAATGTCGCATCATATGTGGAGTAATACCATTTCCATAATTCTCAAATATCTGTTTGATATTTCTCTCTGTTGTACGTGTACCATTTTTATTTACGAACACAGCTTCTTTGTCTACAATATTATCCAATGTATTTCTATACTCTAACCATTCTCTTAATACTTTCAGAGCAGATCCAGTAAGATACACAGGTCTTTTTTCAGTTTCTCTTTGATATCCTTTTGGTAAAACCATAATATGTGACATATCATTAAGATCAATATATTCATTATTTTCATCTAAATGCAAATCTGATAAATCCAAGCCAGCAAGTTCAGACTCTCTTATTCCAGTTCCTCTTAAGACACGAAAAATAGCAATATTTCTATTCCTTACACATTCATCCTTTTTCCACATTATTTTTTCTTCCATATCATTAAGCTGATTTTCTGTTGGAAGTTTTTGTGTTAAGTTGTTTTTAGAAGATATTCCTTTATATTTTATTTGTTTACTAAAATCTTCCATACTGTTATAGAGTTCTCTCAATAAACATTCTCTATATGAATATACATTTTTTATAAAACTTTTTATAATATTCTTTCTTGTTTCCGTTGTGGTTGGTGACATTCCATTTGTTTCTTTATATCTAAGGTATGAACTAATATTTTGTGGTCGTAAGTCACTAAAATCAGAAACTTCTATTTCAGAAATTGATTTTTTATTAATGATATTACTTTCAATCAACCACTGTAAAAAATCTTTAATTGCCACTAAATAATTTAACGCTCCACTTTTACTTTCCAATTCATTCAAGTAACCTCTTAAAAACTGTGGTGCGTTTAACTCATCCAACTTCCTATTAAGCTTTTCAGCATTTTTGTTTTGTACTTCTATTTTGTAACACATGTTCATCAACCTCTCTTTCCTACATACATATTCTCTGTTTTCCATTCGGGTAGTAACTCATTATTCTCATCATAATATTTTGACTTAATTTTCTTTGCATATTCCATTCGCTCGTCAAAATCATCACACCACCTAACTTCAAGATTTTTAGTTCTCATTTGCAACTTTGTACATAGACAACACAAGTTTTTTACATGGTCTTTTTCTCTCATATTCGGTCTACGCATTTTATCACCAACTTGATTTTTACTAAGACATCTTAAACAGATAAATTCACTTGATCTGTTTGTGTTGTCATGTCGTTTACACATATTCATCACCTCATTTTTTGCAACAAAAAAAGAAGCAGTTGATTTCTGCTTCTAATACTTATTTCTATATTTGATTTGCTTTCAACAAGAAAGCAATTTTTCTTTGGGTTATTCTTCCAACATCTTCTCAACTTTATCAAGCTGTGACTGATCCATTGACTTTCCAGTTCTATTGAGCATTAAGAAATATTTTAATACTGCCTTTCTATCTGCTTCTCTTACTTCTCCTTGCACAATATGATGGTTTAAGAAAACATTCTTATCTTTAGCCGACAAGTCATTGTAATAAACTCCGTTATATGGAAATCTATTCTCATAAAAATCAATAATTGTGCTTAATCTCTGCTTTCCATCAAGTATTTCATATCCATTACCTGTCTCAGCCCATTTCTTATCATTCAAATGAATAAAAGCAAATTTACCTATATCAATATTGTTAAATATACTGTCTATAAGCAACTGCTTATCTTCTAATTCCCATACATATCCTCTTTGATATTCAGGATTCATATCTACTCCAAATACATAATATTTATGGATAAGAGACTCAATCATTGAATTGACAAAATTGATTTTTACATCCTGATTTTTACTAAACCTTGAGTCCCCACTGGTAAGCGGTCTAACGCTAGTCCATCCAGCAACTCTGTATACTTCTCTATCATAAGGGTTTCCATAATTTTTTTCAGTAGAAATACAATGTAAACCATACACCTTTCCATCATACAACACTTCTTTTACTGTACAGTCTTTTAATGCACCATATTTTACCTTATCTCCTACTTCAAATCTATAAGTTGGCTCATTCAGATGTGGTACTTCATCTTTAATAAAACTTAATTCATTTTCTCTTTCTTGTTGTAACTGTTCTTCTATGGTTAATTCTTTATTTACTTTCTTTCTCGCCATTTAATTATCTCCTTCTATTTATCAAGAAATCGTCATTTCTTTTAACAATAGTTATCCATTGCTGGTATGTCTTGACTTGCAACAATATGTTCATCTTTTATTTGTGGAGCTGAATCAATAAACTCACCATTGAAATTAACTAGAGCTATTGTATCACTTTCAATACAAATAATTTGTGCTTCAGGATTATATACCTGAATCCTTTTTAGAATATATCTCATTTTATCAAAGCATTTTTGCATATCACGAATGTCTTTCTCTTTAATGCCATTAGTCATTTTATATCACCCTCCCCTCTAATCTACCTGTATAGAATTGTTTCCAAATCATTAATCACAATTTCCATCTGTCTTTTTACTTCTTCTCCTTTAATTTCTGTAAGAGATATTTTATAATCTTTAATTTTCTCTTCAATTTGATCACAACACCATGTAGGATTATTTCGTTTTCTATCCATTTATATTACCTCTTCCAATCTTCCAACAAATTCTTAGTATCCATTACACATACAATAATACTTAACATCAGGTTCTCCACTGACATAGCGATAACCCATTTCTTTTATTAGCTTTAAACCTGAATTATACTGCTTATCATTTGTGTAGTTATCTTTTCTTGCCAATTCATTTATAATTGATTCCATTTGCATTCTCCATCATTTACAGTGAAATTTTACCACTTCTATAATCTTCAATCTTTGTGGTTCTCTGTCTGCCATCACCTTTTCTATCTAACCACCTGCGATTCAAATCATCAATATAATTCATTCTCTTATTTTCATCAACCGAAGTTTTCTCAACTCCGTTTTCGGTATATACAAACTGGTAATTCCATTTATAACACCTCACTTCTACATAAACAAAATTAATTTACTGGTTTATATTTTTGACGATTTACTTTCTGTCTTTCTTCAATAATAAGATTCAAAACAATTGTTAGTCTCCTCTTTTCATTTGAGGAATCAGCTTCTCCGTATATCTTAGTCAATTTACTCTCATATTCTTGTTGTAAGCTACATAATTCTCTTTCATATTCCATTAATTCTTTTAGTGTCATATTTGTCATTGTATCACCTCTTCCAATCTTCCAAGTAAATCATTCTTTCATTGACTGCAATAATGGACTCTTAAATTCACGTCCATCCAATACGTTCCTAATAATCTCCATTGCTTCAGCAATTCCACAATTATATTGCTGCATTTCTCTTTGATTTGCAAAACGTTGGTCATCTTCCCAATGATGCACGATTTTATCACACAATTCATCTTGTATATCATACAAATATGTTTCTACTGATTTCATTTTTATATTCTCCTTCCATAACTATTTACATTGCTTAATCTTATTTGCAATTTCTTTCATCTTGTCACTAAACTTTTAATATCTTACCAAAGCAAACGTTCTGCATTTTTGTTCCATCTGACATAGTTGTTGTGGAAAGCTGTGCTATCTGTCCGTGATTACCAACCTCTTCATCAGGAAAAGATTTATTAATCAAATCAATCAATTCTCTTTTCGTTAATGCCATATGTACTACTGTTTCAATTACATTTCTATTTTCCATTTTTCTACCTCCAATTATCCAAAGGAAAGTTAAATTTCCTTGCCTCTATGTTCTATGAACCATCTATTTGCTATTGTATGAGTCAATTCAATTTGAAGCATTAATACAGTATTTGCTCCGAAATCTTTTTCATATTCTTTTTTAATTTTCCCCAATTCGTTATTATCTGGAAAACCAGATATTTTTTCTGCTTCAAGAAATTGTCCGTATAATACAGATAATTCTTCATCCGATTTTGTTTCAAATATATTAACATGCATAATGATTATTCTCCCCTCTTAACTTGAAACTTAGATTTCTTAGGCTACTAATGGCAAAATTCCATATCCACCATCAATAATTTCAATAGCCTCTTCTAGCGAATCCGTTTCGTAACAATCCCAATTTGATAATCCATCATAATCGTCTAAAAGGATAACTGCTTTACATATATCTTTTGCTTTAAACCTCTTTAAATAATTATGACATTTATTTTTCATTTCAAATTGTAAATCATTTTCCTTAAAGTCAGGTAATTTCTTAGAATATAGTTCATGAAGTTTATCCATAACATCATAGATACTGATTTTATTACGTTCTACAAGATATTTACCGTCTTCTCTATCATATTCTTTATTATATCCCTTGTTAATTCTGCTAATCCAAAAGTCATTTGTATCCATACAAACATATACACCTTCAAATTTGTCATTGTCTGTTGGGTAACAGTCAATTTCTTCTGCTTTCTGCATCTCTTCTACGAAATTACTTGCATTATAATATTTTGCAAATTCCATTAAATCATTCTCCTTTCCATTCCACAAAAAAAACTTGGATTCTTGTCACTTTAATATTCTCTGTTTTAATAAGTAATGGTGCTATAATTTATACAGCACCATTATCTTCTAAAAATTTTCTATACATATTTTCAATTCTATTTAAATCATCTTTGTGCAAATCACCGATTTTGAATATAAAGCTATCTTTTGTAAGTAGCGTTACTTTTGATACTCTCGCAGTTGAAGCCAATCTCAAACTCGCTTCTTCCCAATAGATAATAGGAATATCATAGGGATCTTCTTTTCTTACCTTATGCTTTGTTATCTTGACAGATAATACACCAAGTAAATTCTCATCAAGCACCACAACAGGTCTATTCAGTATTCTACTTGGATCTTCTTCTAATGGAAATTCAACAAACCATACTTCTCCTTTGTTCATTATTCAATACCTCTTTCTTTTTTCATTTGCTCAAACATATCATCCCATTCTGATTCAGTTGCCCAATCATCAACAGAAGATATTGTCGCTTTTCCTTCTTTATTATAATTTGTATTTTTCATTGCTAACTGATATGATTTCAAGTCATATATTCCCGTATTCATATCAGGATGAAATGGTAAAGCCTGTTCTCTTACGGCTTGTTTAGCAGCCATTGTAAAGAAAGTAGTCATATCCATTCCAAGATTAGACATAAGCTCCTGTAATTGTGCTTTCAGTGTTTCATCAATTCTCATTGTTACATTTGTATTTGCCATATATATCACTCCTTTCTTTAATATTATTATATTCTCCACTTGCATCACTGTCAATACATCGTTATAACATTGCACATAAAAACTATTGTTTACTCGTTTCCATTTATTAAAGATCACAAAATATGTTTATATATACAATATTATTATTTATTCCTATATTAATTCTTCTCTATATCCTATTGGTGTAAATTTAGTATCATACTTTTTGTCAAAATTTCTTAGATAATCAAGAATATCTTCATTAAATTGATGCATAACTTCCATTGTTTTTTCTTCCGCTTCTTCCCTGCTCATTTCACTATATTCATAAGTCGAATCATTTTCTGTGTCGTCAACAAAACTATATGTATATTTAATGGGTTCAAGTCCTACTTTCTTTAAATATTCATTTATATTTATTCCAGCATATGATGCTTCTTCTGCTAACATTTTACAGATTATATCTGCTGGCTCTGACTCTGAGATAAAAACCCTTTCACAATAACAGTGAATGTAATGTCTATCATCGCAAAGTTTACTTATTGCTTCTGCCTGTTCTTTGGTTGCACCATTATCAATTGCTATTTGTTCATTTTTTTTATGATGTTCGGTTGCCCACCTTGCTTTACCTTCATATGCTTCTTTGGAATAATAAGCCATTATATTTCCTCCTGTACTTGACATTTTCTTATT